TAGCAGATTACGACGGAACTTTAGAGATGATGTACGTTCCTGATAGTAAAATACAAGAATACGATTTACAGCTAGGATATAAAGGAATGGCAACTGCATTTCCACCAAAAAACGGTTTTGCATCAGATTATGACAGAGATATTTTCGTAAAAGACAATTACTCAGAAAAAATAAATGTAAAGTGTCTTACTTTAGATTCTATATTAAAAAATAATAATGTACAAAAAATAGATGTGTTCTTGACAGACACAGAAGGAATGGATTGGGAAATATTTAAACAACTAGATTTAACTAAGTACAGACCTAAGTGTATTAGAATAGAACACATGAATCTTTTTGAAGAAGAATTATCTGCGTTAAAAGAAAAATTAGAAATTGGAGGATACGTTTACGAAATTGGCGCGCAAGACGTAGAAGCAATTGATATCGCATTTGCAAAACAAATCCCTGAAAATTACGATTGGAAAAAAGAAAAAAATAAACTAACTGTAGTAACAGGTCTTTGGAATATTGGTAGACCTGGTAGATCTTTCGATCATTACTTAGAGTGTTTCGATAAGTTGTTGAAAGTGGATGTTAATATGTTCATCTTTATACCAAGAGAATTGGAAGATTTTGTTTGGCAAAGAAGAAGTACATCTAACACTGCAATTAAATACTTTGAATTAGACGATATTAAAAATATGTTTGGTCCTTTTTGGGACAAAGCACAAGAGATTAGAACTTCAGAAGATTGGTTGAATAGAGCCGGTTGGTTAGCAGATTCTCCACAAGGCAGTTTAGAGTGGTACAATCCAATCGTAATGTCAAAAATGTCGTTATTACACGATGCTTCTATATACGATTCTTTTCAATCGGATAATTTTGTTTGGATAGACGGCGGAATTACAAACACTATAAATTACAACTTATTAATCCAAGAAAGATTCTTTGATAAGTTAGAAAAATATCTAGATCCTTTCTTATTCGTACAATATCCTTATCCGTACTATGGACAAGGCGTTAAAGAAGTACATGGATTTGAGTGGGATGCATTGAATAGAATGGCTGGTGGAACAGTTGAGTGGATTTGTAGAGGAGGATTATTCGGTGGAAACAAAGAAGCTATTAAAGAAGTGAATTCTTATTACTGGCACTTATTAAATGACTCTTTGAACGAAGGTCTTATGGGTACAGAAGAAAGCTTATTCTCTATATTAGCAGAAAAATACCCTGAATTATGTAGAGCGACTAGAATAGGAATTAACGGACACATTCAAGAGTTTGTTAGCAAAGCATTAGACGATACCGCAGAATTAGAAGCCATACCAGAACGTAGAGCTAAATTGCAAAAGAAAATAGTAGACGTTGATAAATTAAAAATGTCTATCTACATGCTAACCTTTAATTTTCCGTACCAAGTAGAACATACTATTCAAACTTGGTTAAAGCATCCTAAGTTTATCACTAACACTAGAAATATCTTAATTGATAACTCTACTAACGAAGAAGCTAGAATAGAGAATGCTAAACTTTGTGAGAAATACGGATTCGAACACATTATAACAAACGAAAATACAGGCATTAACGGAGGTAGATTCAGAGCAGCTAAGCACTTCCAAGAATCGGATAGCGATTATTACTTATTCTTAGAAGACGATATGGGTATTCATCCACCAGAAGAGATTGGATTTTGTAGAAACGGATTTAGATTGTGTGTAGATAATTTATACGATAAGATTTTAAAGATAATGCACGGAGGATCTAATGTAGACTTTTTAAAATTATCTTTCACTGAGGTTTATATGGACAATAACATTCAAGTGTCTTGGTACAATATTCCTCAGGCAGTAAGAACAGAGCTGTATCCTGATTATGATAAATTGCCTGAACATGGATTAGATCCTAATTGTCCAAGAACAGTATTCGATAAGATAGAATTCGTGGATGGTTTAGGTTATATTACTGGAGATGTTTACTACGCTAACTGGCCAACTATAACTGGTAAAACAGGCAATCAAAAGATGTTCTTAGACACTACATGGGAAAGACCTTACGAACAGACTTGGATGAGTTATATGTTCCAAGAAACTAAAAAAGGAAATTTAAAACCATCTGTATTATTGGCAAGTCCTATTCACCATAATAGAATCGCTCACTATAAACCAGAGGAAAGACGAGAGAACTAATATTTATTAGAGTATGCCATTTATCCAATTTGAACCATTTACTCTTTCATTCGAAGCAGAGTCTACCATCTATCAAAAAGAGGTTAGATGTCAAGTGAATGAAAACGATTTTAACTATACGCTTAACCCGTCTGCAATTAAGGCGGGAACAAGCGGATCTTATATTGATGCTGTAACAGGTTCAGAGTTTAGACCTTACGTAACAACCGTAGGAGTATACAATGATGCAGACGAATTATTAGTAGTAGGTAAACTATCTACTCCTTACCCAGTTCCACCAAATACAGATATGGTGTTTGTTATTCGTTGGGATAGCTAAGATATTTATTAGAAAATAGTCTATGTCAAATTGGTTATACGAAGGGAAACAGCTTACTCAACTAAAAGATTTCCCAGATGATGTTGTAGGATTTGTCTACAAAGTTACCAACAATAAAACCGGCAAATTCTACGTCGGTAAAAAAATCCTTAGAAACGTATTAACAAAAATTCTAACGAAGCGAGAGATTTCAGAGTGGATTAAACCAGGGCGTATCCCAAAGAAAAGAAAGGAAATTAAAGAAAGTAATTGGGCAGACTATTACGGTTCAAGTAAATTAGTAACAGAAGACATTAAAACTTTTGGCAAAGAAGTATTCACTAGAGAGGTACTAAGAGTTTGCACCACTAAGAAACAGATGAGCTATTGGGAGACCTATTATCAAATGACACTAAGAGTTTTAGAGGTAGAAAGCTATAACGAGAATATAGCAGGCAAATGGTACCGCAGGGACGTTAATCCAATCACACCCGAGCTCGAGGCCGAAGAGGAATAAGAATTACGATAGAATATTAAGACAAAATAAAAGGGAGCCCAAATGAGCTCCCTTTCTTATTTACTAACTATATAATCCTAATACATTAAACTTCTGTGCTGTATTCCCTCTAAAAACTCCTCTTGACCTTCTTTTGCCAAACTGAAATTGTCTGGGAAAATCCAAGTGTAAGGAATGTTTTTAGTCGGTTTCTTTTCACCATGAGAGATTGCGATGTGCTTCCAAAAGAAACATGTCTTGTCTTCTATGTTCAGATACTTCTGGGAAGTCATGGGATTAGAAGGGTGATTCACTAACAGATCCATCTGATATAACCATTGCTCTGCCTGTTTGTTCTCAGGAATGAATGCTCCAGCTTCGTTAATAGTATACTTAACTTTACCATTTAGATTCTGACCACCGAATATCTGGTGCAATCCATCGAAGTGACCAGTTCCACCGAATAGAATAGACTCAGGATCTACCAAATGTGGATAACTCATTGCGATGTATCTTGCAGTGTTCTTACATGGATACAAAGGACTTCTAAAGTTTTGATGCTCTTTAAAGTAAGACTCTAACTTCTTAGCGAACTCCATCATTGTGTAAGGTCCACGTTTACCATCTTCAACGTCTTGTAAAAGATATGCTAAATCTCTGCCTGCAAATTTAGGTCCGTGTAATAACCAACTCTTAACGTCTGTACCTTTTGGATAGTAGATCTGAAATAAATCGTTTCTAGCATGACGATTATTAACGAAGTGTTCTTTGGTTGCTTCTTCGCCTTCTTTTGCAAGTTTCATAAAAGTTCCCCAATGCTCGTTACTAAAACTAAACACTAGAGTATAAAACATTCTTAGTTCGTTATCAGTAACATTATCTCTCATGTAATAGCAATAAGGATGTTCGTGCCAATGCAAACGATGAGAGAAGATTTGATACTCGTCCTTTAATAAAGCGTCTTGTCTTGTGTCGTATTTTTGGCAGAACTCAAAGAACTTTTCAATGCGTTGCTCTAATGGCCAATCTCGCATCCAAGAGTCTTTTGGTTTCTTGCCTTTGAATTCTACTTCGCAAGTGTTTGGAAATAAAATGTCACTCATTATTTTATATTTTTCTTTCTGAATGTTGATGTACCGTGTTCTAAAATATTCTTTTCTTCTTCTTTTGATATTTTAAAAAGCTTCTTCACATAAGCTGGGTTTCTAGGAATAATCAAAGAAAGTTTTTTCTCTGGGTTGAAAGATCCTTCTAATACTTTAGTCATACACTCTTTAGGATCTACTTCTAATACATAACCATCAAATTCGTGTGGTACTTTAGAAGGTAAAGATAAGATGTAGAACTTATCGCACTTGAATATGTTGTTTAGATTCTGTGTTGTTTTGCCTGCGTTAATTGCCCAACAGTCGAACTTAACGAACGGAGTAATTGCTTTTACTTGTACAGTAGCTCCGTCAATTTTCATGTCCCAATAACCGAATTCGTCTGTGTTAATTTCTACTTGATGTTTTTTTGAAAAGTGGTTGTACACTATTTTCTCTGCGATATTGCCGGTGGCTTTTATTTTAAAATCGCGTTGTGTTGTTTGTTTCATTTATAATGTTCTTGTACCCTTTCTTTGTATTGTTCTTCTGTGATAAGAAGCGATTTAATTACCTTGTCATCGGAAGGGTGTTCTGTAATACCGTTAAAGCTTGGGACAAGACCAAGATCTAACATTGCTTTCTGACGACCGTATGGATGGTCTTTAATACTGCTGCTGTTCCATACATGATCGAAATCTAAGTGATCGTAATCCGCTCCTGGTTTTACGTAGTTCTCAATCCATCTAATTGAGTCACACGCAACGTCCTCAGCGTTATACGGAAAACTACCAGTGTCGTCGTATATCTTCATCATAACCGAATCTAAGAATACTTCTTCTGGCATTTTTGTAGACTTCTTTGCTAAATAGCTAACGCACTCCTTTGCATTTGTACCATAATAGAATGGACTTTCACGATTAACAAATTCAGGGAACCAATCGGCTATGTCAGCAATAAATGCAGCGTACTGAAATCTAAAAGCTCTTAGTCCTCTGTCTGCGTTCCACTTAAACATAAAGTCTCCTACTTCTCTCAAGTCTTTCTTTCCATCAGTTTCTAAGAATGCAGCTACGTCTTCTGCTAACTGAGGAACGAATTCGCAAAGGAAATAATCTCCTCCACGTTTGTAATTGCCTTGAGGTTTAGGAAAACTTGGGAACTGATAACCTACCGATGTGTAAAATGGTTTAGTTGCTCCTTTTATGATGTCGATTAGCTGAGGTATATTGTCAGCTTGATGCATCTCGAACAGAAGCGTATTGTGATACCCTGAAGGTTTCATCGAATAGTTAATAGCAGATCCTGTTAATCTGTGAAACAAGAACAAATAGATCCACTCTCTTAAACCGAACACGTCGCGCTTACCTGTCCAATTTTTAGAAACGGTTTCTCTTTGTTTTGTCATGTGACCTTGAGTCATTTTATTCCAGTAAGGGTGATCTTCGGAAAAACCGTAAAACACGTCGTTAACTATCTGTGAGAATCCTGCGTACTTTCTTTCAACCACGTCGTATAGTTCAACGTGTTTCATTAATTCGTCAGGTACAGAACTGTCTGCGTGTTTTATAATTCCTAAGTTACACTCTTCTTGTTGTGTTTTAGCCATTTGATAATAGCGTAAAAATTCTTCGTAGTACGGTGTGGTTGTAATCCACTTTGGGTTTGCTGTAATCATGTTATTTATTTTCTAGTATTCTTCTTGTTTCCATTCTCTTCCACATAGCTTCGGTGTGTATGTGATAATATTCTGGGTCTGTCTCTAACCACTTCTCTTCATCTACCCATTCCTCTTTACCAAATCCGATACCCGCAATTTTAAGATGCACTGCGCCTTCGCGTTTTAATGCAATGCGTTTAGTTTTTTCTATGGCTTCGTCTTGAGTTCTTGCCATAACACAGCAAACATAATCTTGTAATCTATTCCAATTAGGTTGCTCTTCTCTT